TATAATATCCCATATCCTCGCATCAGCGGCGGGCAAGCCGCGCGACGCCGGGCATGGTGCCCGTCGAAACTACGGAGATTAAAAATGACCGAACTGCACACCACCTACGACGACCTTCCGCCACGGGTAGCGGAGCTTCAGCGCCAGATCGCCTCCCGCGACAACGAGCTGGCGGCGATCCGGGCCCAGCGCGAGGATGCGTCGGCCGCTCTGCTCGCAATCCTGCGGCCGGAAATAGAAAGGATGGTTGAGGATATTTTGTCGACCGCGGACAAATCGTCCGACATCCGCGATGAAGTTCGCGAAATGATCGCCGACGGCGACATCGTCGTTAGCTTGGACGTGATGTGATGAGCCCCGAAGTTCGCAAATTAATCGTATCGTTCTTTTCGCCGCGATCTAAGCTGACGTTCTACGCGTCCGCGGTCGACGGCACGTTGTGTGCCGCTTGGGTCGACGGCGGCATCTACTACCGGGCCACCGTCCGCGACCTTCATCGCCGCATCAAGCGCCACAAGCGCGGCCGGTAGACCCACCGCAATCGCCGAAGACCTCGGGCCGCCTAATCGGGCGGCCCTTTTTTTGTGCCAGGGGATCCGATCCCCTGGCCGCCGGGCATCGCCCGGGCCGCCGGGCCGCCGATCCCCCGGGCCGCCGGGCATCGCCCGGGCCGACATCCGCCGGGCCGCCGATCCCCCGGGCCGCCGGGCCGCCGGGCATCGCCCGGGATGAGCGCACCGGGTCCCCCGGCTATCGGGTCAGATGACACGCCAGCGATCCCTTTTCCGCAATCCGCGGCGACCGCCCCGGGTCCCGAGGAACGGAGGCTAGGGCCATGTTTCTCGCAAATAGTTACGTGGTTTTTTGAACGAGCATTAACTGTTATATATTTTCGGTTAAAATCGCATACATTTGGTGCTATTCAGGTTGGAATCACCTGTCTTTTGGAGGTTGCATGGATAAGGAACTATCGGAGGAGCAGCAGGCTACTCTCCGCCGTTATATTGACGAGCACGCGGAGGCTTTGAGGCATTATCGCGAGCTCGATTCGCGTCTGTCGGAGGAGCAGCAGACTTTGCGTCGGCTTGAGCTGGCAAGCGAGCGTTTGCGCGCGTACCGCGAGACGCTGTGAAAATTGTTTCACGTGAAACATTTGCACGTTTTACGTGTAAAAATTAGTTAGGGACCCCTATGAGTGCAGCGTCAAATCCAGTTTTAGACGAAAAAAGGTTGAAGCTTGAACTTCGTCTTGCGCAGATCGAAAAGAACGAGAAATGCCGGGATAATTTTTTAACTTTTGTGAAGACAGTTTGGCCGGACTTCATCGCGGGCCGTCATCACAAAATCATTGCTGAGAAGCTTGAGCGCGTGGCCCGTGGTGAGTTGAAGCGTTTGATCATCAACATGGCTCCGCGGCACACGAAGAGTGAGTTTGCGTCTTATTTGTTTCCTGCATGGTTCATGGGCCGCGATCCGAAGAAGAAGATCATTCAGGCTACACACACGACTGAGTTGGCGGTAAATTTTGGTCGTAAGACGAAGAATTTGATTGAGAGTGACGAGTTCAGCGAGGTTTTTCCGGAGGTTCGTCTTGCGTCGGATAGTAAGGCGAGTGGTCGTTGGGACACGAACAAGGGCGGCATGTATTATGCTGTTGGTGTTGGCAGTAACTTGGCGGGTCGTGGTGGTGATTTAGTTATTATTGACGATCCTCATTCGGAGCAGACGGCGATGTCCAGTTCTGGCTTTGACGATGCTTGGGATTGGTACACTGGTGGCCCCCGTCAGCGTCTTCAGCCGGGTGGTTCGATAGTTTTGGTTCAGACTCGTTGGTCTGAGAAGGACATGACGGGTCAGTTATTGCGGGCGATGGCTAAGGACCCTTTGGCGGATCAATGGGAGGTTGTTGAGTTACCTGCGATTTTTGATGATGGGACTCCGTGTTGGCCGGAGTTTTGGAGTTTGGATGATTTGACTGCGGTGCGCGCGTCTATTCCTCAGAGTAAGTGGAACGCGCAGTATCAGCAGAATCCTACGGGTGAAGAGAGTGCGATAATCAAGCGTGAGTGGTGGCGTTGTTGGGATCGTGATCGGGTTCCTCAGTTAGAGTATGTGATTCAGAGTTACGACACGGCGTTTTCGAAGCGGGAGACGGCGGATTATTCGGCTATTACGACGTGGGGTGTATTTTATCCTAACGAGGGTGGTTCGGGTCCGAATTTGATTTTGTTGGACAGTAAGAAGGGTCGTTGGGATTTTCCTGAGTTGAAGCAGGTTGCTTTGGACAGTTATCAGTTTTGGGAGCCTGACACGGTTATTGTTGAGGCGAAGGCGAGTGGTTTACCTTTGACGCATGAGTTGCGGAACGTGGGGATACCTGTTGTAAACTTTACTCCGAGTCGCGGTAACGATAAGGTTTCGCGCGTACACAGTGTTTCGCCTTTGTTTGAGGCTGGGATGGTATGGGCCCCGGACGAGACGTGGGCGGATGAGATGATTGAGGAAGTTGCGGCTTTTCCGAACGGGGAGCATGATGACTTGGTCGATAGTATGACGCAGGCTCTTATGCGTTATCGTCAAGGAAACTTTGTTCAGCTTCCAACAGATGACTGGGAAGACGACGCGAACCATGCTAAGGTTGTTGCCTATTATTAGTCCAGAAGGGCGGTTGAATGTACAAGTCTGCGGTTAACTTGGGTGCGGCGGGCCCTGCTGCTGTGAGTTACATGCAGGAAGGCGGTGCTGTGGTATCGTATGAACCGCGTCGTGGCGGGCCTTATGATACCTTTGAGTCTGGCAGCGACTTGGCTATTGAGATAATGCGGGAAGCTCGCGATCCGAACTATTTCAGCGGTGACGATTATTACCGGCCTGCTTATTTTGGTGATCCGTCTTATGGTGAGTACACTTTGCGGGGTGTACGTGAGGACATCGGCGCACCGGTTCGTTCGGAGCCGGGGCAAGAAGTTTTAGGAGATACTCTGGAACTGAACGAAGCTAACCTTCGTGATCTAGTTCAAATTCTTCGAACTCTTGAGAATGTTCCGGACGATCAGCTTTCTACGCGGGATCGTGCGTTGCGCGATGAAATTCCAAAATACTTGGCGGGTGCGACTGGAATGCAAGAAGGCGGTGCCGTGGCGGATTACATGGCTGCTCCTGATCTACGGTCCACGGCTCCCGGTTCAGCGCCTGCTTACTTGGAATACATGCCGCAGGAAGTTTCGCAGGAAGTTTCGCAGGAGATGCCCGAAGAACAGGGCATAATGAGTTTCTTTTACGACAAGTTTCTTGGCGAAGGTGATCTGACGGAGGGTCTTCGCGACAGTGCTCGTGTTGGCGGTTCGCGGACCGCGGCTTTATACGGCTCGTCTCCTAGTTTTATGGAGACGTTGATTGAGGATTATGACTATCCGTCGGTGTTTGATGAAGAGCTGGGTCGGGCGGTTATTCCGACGGGTTATGAGCCGGAAAGTATTCGCATGGCGCGTCCCGAGGGCCGTCGTGATTTTCCGACGTATCCTGAGCTAGAGGACGCGCGCGCTCACATGCTGGGTTCTTCGCTGATGGCGCAGAAGTATGGCGTCGAAACGGCGGAGGATGTTGGGACGTTTTCGGAGTTTATTGATCGTTTTGCGCCGGTGCCGTTTGGTGGTGGTCAGAACAAACGTGACGTTGCCATGGATGAGCGGAACAACGCGGTTGGCCGTGAGATATTCATGAAGGCGGGCATGGACGCGACGCCGGAAGAGTTGACACGGATGGTTGACGCTGAGATTTTCAACCAGTTGAATACGATTATGGGTCGGACACCGGAGCAGCAGTTCACTCCTGCGCCGTCCCAGCCCCGCGCTCCACGGAACTTTAAGTCTCCGGAAACGGGTCCTGATGTTTACTTCCCCCGCAATGAAGAGGGGTTTTTCGATACGACGCGTGAGGTACTAGGCATATCGCCACGTAAGTACCGAAATTATCCGTAGTCGTATCAGGGAGAATTAGATGGCCGAACCACGTAACGGATACAAAAGCAGCCTGATGGACAGGAATGTTCCATCTCAGTTGTCGGAAGAGGATTTATCTGCCGAGATAGAGCTTGAACTCCCGGGTTCCTCGGACGACGTCGTGAGGGGCGAGTTTGAGGTTGAAAACGTCGGCGAGATTGAGATCAGTCCGATGGAGGACGGCGGCGTTGAGGTTGATTTTGAGCCGCAAGATCAGCGTGGTGAGAACGAAGATTTTTATGCGAACTTGGCAGAAGAGATGCCGGATCGCGAGCTGGGTCGGATTGCTGGCGAGTTGTTAGGCGAGTATGACGCTAACAAGGCGAGCCGTCAGGATTGGGAAGACGCTTATAAGGATGGTTTGGAGCTTCTAGGCTTTACTTACGAAGAGCGGACGCAGCCTTTCCGTGGTGCTACCGGCGTAACCCATCCTTTGCTGGCGGAGGCTGCCACGCAGTTCCAAGCGCAGGCGTTTAATGAGCTTCTACCTCCTTCGGGGCCCGTCCGCACCATGGTTATGGGTTCTGAAACCAATGATAAGGTTGCGCAGGCGCAGCGCGTAAAGACTTTTATGAACTTCTACATCACGAATGTGATGGAAGAATACACGCCAGATATGGACCAGATGCTGTTCTATCTGCCGTTGGCGGGTTCTACTTTCAAGAAAACGTACTACGATGACACGCGCGGTCGTGCGGTATCTAGGTTTGTCCCTGCGGAGAACCTGATTGTTCCGTATGAGACCGCGGACCTCGAAACATGCCCGAACATCACGCAAGTGGTGCGCATGTCGCTGAATGACCTGCGCAAGCGTCAGCTTTCCGGCATGTATTTGGACCTTGAGGTTCTTCCTGCCCAGAAAGAGCTGAGCGAAATCGAGGGTACGATTGACCGTATCGACGGTATTGAGCCCTCGCAGATTGATTATGACTGCACGATCCTTGAGTGCCACGTTGATTTGGACCTTGAGGGTTACGAAGATGTAGACGAGGACGGCGAACCGACAGGAATCCGAGTTCCCTACATTGTCACGATGTCTCTGGATAATGGGCAGGTGTTGTCCATTCGTCGAAATTACCAAGAAGACGACGAGCTAAAAAAGAAGATTTCGTACTTTACGCACTACAAGTTTTTGCCCGGTTTTGGTTTCTACGGTCTGGGCTTGATTCACACCATTGGCGGTTTGTCCCGAACCGCCACGGCGGCACTGCGACAGTTGATCGACGCGGGTACGTTGTCCAACCTCCCTGCTGGCTTCAAGGCCCGTGGACTTCGTATTCGAGACGATGATAATCCGTTGCAGCCCGGCGAGTTTCGCGACGTGGACGCGCCGGGTGGGGCTATCCGAGATAGCCTCATGCCTTTGCCGTTTAAGGGTCCGGACCAGACGTTGTTTAACCTGCTTGGCTTTGTCGTGCAGGCTGGTCAGCGGTTCGCGACCATTACTGACCTAAAGGTGGGGGACGGTAACTCGCAAGCTCCTGTGGGCACGACTATTGCCATGATGGAGCAAGGCTCGCGGGTCATGAGCGCTGTACATAAGCGCCTGCACTACGCGATGCGTCAGGAGTTCAAAATCCTAGCTCGCGTGATGTCGGAGAGCTTGCCACAGGAGTATCCGTATTCGGTTTCTGGCGGCGATCAGACGATTATGGCGCAGGACTTTGACGACCGCGTAGATGTTATTCCGGTCAGCAATCCGAATGTCTTTAGCCAAGCGCAGCGGATCATGCTCGCGCAGACTAAACTACAGCTCGCGGCTCAAGCCCCTGAGATGCACAACATGCATGAGGTTTTCCGGGACATGTATGAGGCTTTGGGTGTGAGCGACGTGGATCGTTTGATGAAGGCGACGCCTGCGGAAATTCCGGAGCCTCTTGATCCGGCACAGGAAAATATCAATGCCTTGGATCAGTTGCCTATGACGGCGTTTGAGGGTCAGAACCACCAAGCGCACATAATGGCTCACCTTACTTTTGGGGCGACGCCGATGGTTGGCCAAATGCCTACGGTGGCGATCAACTTGCAGAAGCACGTTATGGAGCATGTTCAGATCGCGGCTCGCGAGCAGGCGGCGCAGCAATATTTGCAGATGGTCCAGCAGCAGGGCGGTCAGCCCGCCGACGACCAACAAATGCTGCAAATGGAGCAGCTTACGGCTCAGTTTGTTGCGGAGGGTCTTCAGCAAGTCCGCGAGATGTCTCAACAGATGTCTGGAGCGGGGGCCCCGGACCCACTTGTGGAACTCAAGAAGGCCGAGCTGGAGCAGGACGCTCAAGAAGCGCAAGCGGATCAGCAGATCGACCAAGCGAAGGTACAGTTGGACGCTCAGAACCAGCAGATGCGGGCAACCCAGTTCCAGCAACGTTTGGTCGCTCAAGAACGTCAGACGCAGGCTCGTATTCAGGCTGCTATGGAACGCGAGCTGCTCAAGCAGCGTAACAACGGAGGAACTCCAC